GAGTTGAAGTGAAAATAGTCGCCTCGCCCGTTTTTGCGATCGTAGGCGTTTGTCAGCAGGCTTTCTTTCACCAGCGGGCCATTAGCCAGCAGCGGCACCAGGTTGCATTCACCTGTCGCTTCCGAAATCTCAGCATTTATGGCATCCGACAGAACAATGAAGAAGCGCCGCTTGTTGCCGGTTTCGCGTGGGATGGTGGGTATATTTATGGCCTGGCTTATTTGCCCCGGTTTAAAAACTAATTCCCCGGATGAGGCTGAATAATCAACGCCAGCAATTGCAGTATCATCAGCCGTTGCCCACCGAACGGATATATCTTCAGTAGATTTGGCTGATAACGAAATGGTTATATTCATCACTCAGTTCTCATAGAGGCGCATGAAACTACTAAAGTCCTGCCTGATGTAAAAGTAATGTCAGGCAGGGTATTTTTACGGTTTCCGTGTTGCGCGCATACTTATCGTACCCGTGCCCGCATTCGACAAAGATACTATTCTGACAGTGCAGGCCGCTGCGGTTTTGGTGATGATAAAAGCATTGGTTATTGGCGTGGTATTGGAAGCAATACCCAGCTCAAAATCGACGTGATACTCAGTATCATCAAAACCGGTATCATATGCTGTCGAAAACGTGAATGTCAGATCCTTTGTGCCACCAGCTGTGATTGTGAAAGCCTGGAGCGGTGGAGAATATGACAGCGGGTAATCGACGTTATTGTTGACAGCCCGGTTCAAAGATACGTTTCTTACTGTGTTTCCGTGAGCGTTCGCCGATCCCAGACTTCCGTTATACAGCCCCTGAACCAAAACACCATACTGCTGTACTTTCGTCGTCCTGTCGTCGTAACCCACAGGATTATCGATTTTGATATTTGCGCACGGCACCTGCTCGCCGTTGACTGGTGCCTGGGTGATATTCAGACCCACTACGCCATTATTGTAGCCACCAACGCTGCCACCAGTGATGTCACTCACGCGTTGAAGCAACACGCCGTTGGTTACGGCACCCACACCAATCATATCCCCTAAGGATATTCTTCTTGTCGTGCCGTTCAGGCTATACAGACGACAACCAGACGTGCCGCCCTCACCGCGTGTGTTAGTGAGCTGGAGATCCCAGCAGTCACGTATATCCACCGAAGGCCAGATAGTGGAACCAGTCTTCGCGATCATCAAGCCAAAGCTGACATTATGGACGCCATCGTTGATTGCGATACCGGCATGGCGCGTTGCGCCGATCATAACGTTGCCTACCCAGTTCTGACCTGTCCATTTCGTGGTCATGTTGTTGCCATCGAGAATGAAAACCTGCGTGTAGCAGTTCCCGCCACGCACGCCATCGATAGTGAGGTTGTTGACTATTCCGGTATTAGGCACGGCGGTAACGCCGAAGCCTTTTCCTGGGGAAGATATGACCGTGGTATCTTTGAAGGCGCATCCGTCTGGGCCAATGACGATAAAACCACAGCGATCCTGACCGAAATCATTGTCACCCTGGGCAGCACGGTTTGCATCGAATGTGAAACCGGTGAACCTTTGATTTTTTGCTGGTGAAAGTATCAGGAAATCTTTATTCACAACCTTTGTGTCATAAAGTTTGAATACGCAGCCCGGTGAAAATATCCAGTGCGTGTCGTTCGCTTTAAGGTCGGTATTTTCCGGCAGAATATACGTTCCGGCAGGCCAGTAGACTGTAGATTTGTTTGTCTCAGCGTAGGCGCGAAGCGTATTTATCCGGTTTTTTGTATCTACCGGATCGGTCGCCCCTTCCTCTGATGAGCGGATGCCAAACTGAAGCGGAAAGACGACATTCTTCATCGTCGCGAAAGGGAAACTGGTTAACAGCCCCCCGACAGTTCTATCCGGGTACTGAACATCCCTGCTGAAACCGACAAGCCCGGCACCGCTGGTTTGTTTGAGAGCATCTGACAGAGTGGCTTTGCCAACATCCTTCCATGCGCCAGCACTGATACCCCCTGTTGAAGCAGGCGTTGAACCAGCAGGAACGCTCTTGGGAAAAGAACCGGTCCACTGAAAGTATGGCCCCTGGTTGTTCTCAGGATTTTCCCACAGCAACACGTCGTTGCTGGTCTTTATGTCCTGACTTCCAGCCTCGAAAGATTTTCTCTTTATGAATAATCCAGGCTCTGCCCACTCGCTTACGCTCGCGATGATTGACTGCCGCGAATTGTAATCAGACACAAAGTTATACTGGGTAGCGTAAAGCACATCACCTGACTGAGCACCAATAATTGTTGCCGTCCCATCTTTATTGAGGCGCCATTCTGGCTCAGAGATAACGCCATTCCTGAGGATTTTTGGAATGAAACCAGCCCCAGCAAAGTTTATTGTGTCACCAGACAACGCCGCCGGGCTTATGGTGTTGTCGCCGTCTGAAAGCGTCACAGTGGCAATTTTAGCAGGTGAAGCATATGCCACTCGGCGAGCTACTGCCTTGACCGTAGTATTATCAGGCCGGGATAACTGGCCGGTCCCCTCAGCAGTTAAAGACGTATCACCGACATTGATAAGCGGTGCTACCTCCTGAGCGATTTCATCAGGCGACGGCTTCAGCCATTCCAGGAAGTCCGCTTCGCTGCCTGTGTGCCCCTGGTCAAGCCATGACTGGTAAGAACTCTTGCCTTCATCGCCCTTTGGCCCGGTTGGAACGATAATCTGCGTGACGGGCTGGCTTCCCGTCGTGTCAACATGGATGATGCATTCACCGACAGACGCACCCAGGATGGCATTAGTAGGCGGCAGCATCTCCACGAAGAAGGTGCGATCCTCACTGCCCACGGCGCGACCGTAAACCAGGATATCGACCTTCTTTTCTGTCTGGCCTGGCTGAAAGATGGCAATGCCTTTGTTTGCAGCGTAATCAACGCCAGCTTTTGCCGTGCCGTCCGTGGTGAACCACTCAACCGCGACAGGCTCAGAGACAGCCTTGCTGAGCTTGATAGTGAACTGTGCGAGCACTGAACCAGTGTTCATAAATTACCCTTATTGTGAAAAGCCAATGGTGGCAGAAGTGTCGGCAATATCGACAACCGCAACCGCGTCAGCGGCTCCCGTCGTTTTAACCAGGAATGAGTGCTCTTTCCTGCGCCCCTGATCGGTGTCGATGGTAACGGTGATGGTGTACTGCACCGCGTCCTCACCGCCTGACAGCCAGACGGCGACCTGGTTCTTGGTGTAGCCCACCCGCGTGATCTGAAGAGCGGCAGCGGCATCAGTGATGGCAGGAGACGTAACAACGGCACTCGCCCCGATGATGTATTCCCGTCCTTCCAGAAAGCGGTTGTAATCGACCGTGTAATCAAGGGCTTCACGCGACTGCTTACAGTAGTATTCGAGCATCAGCGGATATCCCGGTTATCAGATGGGGCGGTCATGCGGCGCTGCGGGTTCTGCGGCGCTGCGTCGATAGGAGCGCCGTAGACGCGCTCAGAAGTAGTTCGGCTTGGTTCGGATGCTGGCACGTTGCTGCCCTCTCAGATTGTCGCGGAAATGCTGGTCACAGGCTGCATCGAACAGGCTTTGCTGAAGCATTGCCTGGTTCGGATCTGTGAATGTCTGGCCGGGAAGCATCAGCAGCTTTGCCAGGGCACCAGCTGCGATAATCTCCGGGTACAGCTCGATGAGATAATCAGGCAGCGTTTCGGCGCGCTGGTCGGGCTTCAGGTACATGATCACCCTGATTTGCCCTGTGCTGAATGGTGCTACTCGCAGCCGCCCCGGCACTCGCTGGGTATAATAGCGCGGGTTGCCGTCGCGCCACCAGTCATCACGATCTGTGAACGCGGCGGATGTGATTGACGGTTGCCAGTCAGCATCATCTTTCGCGCGCCAGGTAACGCTCTCGATCTCGTAAATCACGGAGTCGTCGCACGTTACCAGTGAGATTTCATCGTCAGCGGAGATGAGGTTATACACTTCCTCGCTGCGCCAGCTCCGCGACCGCTCGCAGAACTTAATCGCTGCCTGGCGCAGAAAGTGGAGCATGGTCGGCTCAGGGCAGTTATGTGCCCACGGCAGAACGTGCGGGCTTAGCTCGATAATGTCTCTCACGATGCGTTATTCCCCCCGGCCTTATAGTTCGGGCTGTTGACCATTTCAGAGTTGGCTTTGATGCCCAGCGCCTGCGCGAACTGCTGGTAGTAGAGGCCAGCTCGCTGCGCTGCCCCGGCGTTCTGACTGTCTTTGCAGTAGGCGCGGTAAAGCGTGTAATCCAGCAACAGGTTTGCGTAGACATCCAGGATATCCAGCTGCATGCCGTAGGAATCCAGGCTCTCAGCATCAGCGCCCGCGTCAGGCGTTACCGCCTTCGGAATGACAGAAACAACGGCCTCAATGTTGCCGGTGCCGTCATTGCCCGGCCAGACGTAGAACGTCAGCGGATCCGTTTCATCGAACACAAAATGTCGTGCGTATGGCTTAAAGCGCTGGTATTGCCCGTCGTGCCAGTTAGGGGTCTGGGAATCCAGCATGCGGCGATCGACGATGGTCAGCACGCCCTTCCCCACTCGGTTATCGCCTTCCATATCGATATTGCGCACCACGCGCAGCAGCTGCTGGCAGTTATCCGGCAGGCGCTGGCGTGTGCCCTCGATAAGCGGCACCACGATATTGCGCGCTGTTGCGGTAGGCACCTGAAGCGCTACCTCACGCAGCGCATCAGTTACCCACTGGGCCAGCTCGGTCATTGTCCAGCGCGTATAGTCTTCATCCTGAAGGATGTAGCTGGCACGCGCCATCAGTTCACTGGCTTTCATGATCTTCCTTACGTGACGTTAACAGTAGAAACGTTGGTCGTTACCTGGTTTGTCGTGGTCGCCGCGTCGATCGCGCCCAGCTCACCTTTGACAATGCAGCGGTACTGGCCCGCATCGGCAGCGGTCACGCCGGTTTTGCTGTACGTTGCAGCAGTCGCGCCGGTGATGTTGTTCCAGGTAGCGCCGCTGTCGGTTGACTTCTGCCAGGTGTAGCTGGCCGCATCTTTCGCCACCACGGACAGGCTGAGGTTTGCGCCAGAAGCAAGGTTGACCGTTCCTGCTGGCTGGGTGGTGATCACCGGGTTGTAGGCGTAATACGGCACCGCAAAATCTTTGCCGTTGATGTTCATTCGCATCCACTGGCGAGGCTTTGACTGCTCAACAGGCGTCTGGCTGGAGGCTTCAGAGCGGGTAAAGATCCCCACGATATCGCCCTGAGCACCGATGCCTGCTTTGCCGTTGTGGAAAGCAAAACGCGGCTCCACCTCGTTTCCGGTGTTCGGGCTGGTGGTGCGTGTCTCACCGCTGGGATAGAACATGCACGGGATACCGGCTTCCTGGCGCGTCAGGCCGGTAGCCTCAACGGAGATAGAGAACTCACCGCAACGGGAACGAATAGGGATCCAGAGCGCCGGAAGATCGCCAACGTACTGCTGCGTCTGCCACTGCGGGTTGGCGATAATCGGGCCTGAGCCTTCTGAATACCAGTTAGCTTTAGGCGTTGTGGAAACGCTGCGGCCAATATCGATTACCGTCTGACCGTAGGTGCTGTCAGTGACCGGGTTCTGTTTCGCCTCTGTGTTGTAGAAGCGACCGCCCTGCACCCTGATGCGCCAGCTGCCACCGTTCGTTGGGTTGGTGAATTTACCCACGTTCACCCACAGCACGCTGTCTGTGTTGTTGGTGCCACGCAGCACGCCGCGCTCAAATTTACTGACTACCGCACAGTCAAAGTTGACCGTGTGGTTCTGGAGCTGCCAGGTTCCCAGGTCGTAGCCGTTATTCCAGCCGGTAATAGCGCTGCCGTCAGGGTTTGTCGGGTAGCTGTTCCACTTGCCGCTGTCTGGTGCAAAGCGGTCGATACCGTTGCCGGTCGCAGCGGAGTAGATATTGATGGTGTCTTTACAGTTCCAGAACGTCGGGTTCTGCCGCGCACCCTCAACAACCAGCATCGTGATTGTCCACTGCCCGTTGTTGATGTCGATCGGCATCGCTGCCGGGCCGGAAACCCACACGTTGTGCATCACAGCCTGCTGGCAGCGCGGTGCCCAGATGACAGGCGCAGCATTCGACAGGAAGTTACAGTTGCGGATTTCAAGCGACGTTGAGTGATCCCACGCGCCGTAAAACTCGTTGAGCGGGTCTGACCATCCCACCTGAATGACTGGCGCGGCAGTGCGCTGCCCAAAGATGTTGTCGAACAGAGAATCCAGGGTATCGATGATGTCGAACGTTGGCCCGCCGGTATTGATTGCATTGATGCACGACACACGGCCATACAGCCCGCCTGGGCACTCGTTCTTCATGAACGTCTGCTTGTTGCTGGCTGTATCGTTGAATACGCCCAGCGTTGCGCCCTGAAGCAGATTCTGGCCGGTCGGGTTGGTGTCCGCGTTATAGACGTTCTGCGGCGTGGTCTGCTGTCCGTCCCAGATGATGCCGTGAACCGTCATACGGCGGTGGTTCAGCAGGAATACCGTCTTGTCTGATTTGTCAGAGATAATGCGGGTAACTACCTGCTTCATCGTATCGACGCGAACGCCTTCGATACGGATGTTAGGCATTTCCTTGTAGCCGGATTTGAAGATCTTGATGGTGGCGTCACCATCGGCCAGCTTCGCGCCGTACTTGTTGTACTCACCCGGAGAGACGTAGTAGGTGCCCTCATTGAACCGGATTGCCAGAGACGGAGAATAGCCGCCATTGACGTTGCTGCCGCTCTGCTTGCCGCCTGTTTTCAGCTTGGCGTAATTGCTGTTGAGAAATTCCAGGTTGGCTTTGAAGGCTGGCTGAGAGTCGGTAACGCCATCAGGAACCGCCCCGAAGTCATCAACACACAGCTGAGACAGCTTTTTGTCGCGCTCCCAGTGCCAGGCTTTGCCGCTGCTTGCGACGTATCCGCCATCATCAGCCTGCGCGCGCATGCGCCCGATGAAAAATCCGCCGCCAAAATCGCCCGTCGTGTGGCACTTCAGGTAAACGCGCTCGCCCTCATACGCTGGCTGTCGCGCGCGCAGCGCTGCGAAAGAGGCAACGCCGTCGATGTCACGCTTAGCCATCAGCCCGGCAGCATCAACTGGCCCGCCAGATTGAACCTGGCGACCTTTAACCAGCGCACTAACCCACCGGTTGCCACCGGCAGGAATAATGCCTGACTGGGGTGCATATCCGTTCGCTGCTTCTGACTTCAGCATTTCGGCCAGGCGATCGAAGCCATCAGCCATCACCGCTTTGCAGTCGGTGACGGTAACACCAGTATCAGCAACCATAACCATGCCGTACTGACCGTCGTTGATAACAATGATATCACCCTGAGGTGAATATCCCTGGCTGACCGCTTCAGTCGCTAACTGATTGAAGCGGTCAATGCCCAAAGCCTTAATAAATTTGCTATCAATTACAGACATACACCCCGCCTTTTATTATTCGTCGTCCTGATCCAGTGCCTGTTTGATGCGCTCAGCAGTCAGAGTGTGGTGAGGCTTGCGGCCAAACTTCTCTTTGTACTTCGCAGCCAGGGCATCACGATCCAGCGCTTCACCGCTGGTGATGGCTTCAGGGATGTTTTCAGGCAGAGGCTCTTCTGTTTTGGTGGTGGCTTCACCGCTGGCTTTGCTGTCAGACTGCGGCTGGCCTTCACCGTCCATCGGGCTGTCTTCCGGCACGATCTCGATGGCTTCTTTCTTGTCACCTTGCAGTGATGCAATGGTGTCATCGATGAAGGTGTAGCGCTTCTGGTCTTCCAGCTCGTTCCACTCTTCATGCGTCAGGCCAGAGTCATCAAACGCCATCTGAACCAGCTCATCGAGCGAAACCTCTTCGCCGTGGAAGTCGTACTTGGCAGCGTGAACCGCAGAGCCTTTCAGGGCTGCATCTTCATCCAGCTGCTTTTGCAGCTTGCTGCTGACCTTCTCGCCTTCCAGCGGCTGATAGCCTTCAGGAATGCTCAGGAGGCTGCGAACGTGCTCATCACGCTTCACATCGGCAACATGGCGCGGGTCTTCACCCTCAGGCTTAAAGTGATACTGAACGTCATCCAGATCCACCTTCGTGCCACCACGGCGACGAATTAGGCTTTCAATTTTCATTGGAGTTTCCTCTCGGAAGGGTGGAACGAAAGAAGGGGCAGAACGCCCCTTCCCTTTAGCCCTGAACGAAGTCCAGGATCAGCATCAGGCGCTTGCCTTCACCGGCAGCGACGGCAGCTGAGAACTTGACGCCGATACTGCGAGCTTTTTCAGTTGCCTTGATAACGTAGGCATCTGGCTTGCTTGGCTCGATGATGGCGGTAAGCGCAGCACCTGCGAACAGCTCATTGCCCACGGTACGGCTGGTGGACGGGTCGCCCAGGTCGCCAGACATCAGGCCAACATCGACGGTAGCCGCACCCAGCGAACCGATCGGAACCAGCTTGGCACCGACGATGGTTGCGTATGGAGGCAGCTGCGCCAGCTCCAGCACGTCATTCGCAGCAAAACCGCCTGCCGGAATGTCGAAGTAGAACTTCTGCGAGTGCGTGGCACCAGCAGTCTGAGGGCGGTAGGTCTGAACCAGCTCCTTCGCCCAGAGGGATTGAAACAAGGCCATGATAGCTCCTTACGCTGTCACGTCGTTAGGGTCAGTCGCGGCGGTATCCATAGCGATGATACCGAAGTCGCGGCCATTGAAGCGGGTTTTGCTCACGCCCAGGATGGTGCCAGCTGCGACAACAGGTTCGTTGTCGAAGTCGTCCATCTCTTCCTTCCAGGTGAAGCGCAGACCGCCAGCGGTGCCGAATGCGATTACCGCAGCCTGGCGAGCCAGCAGCAGAGCACGCGCAGCTTTGACGTTGCCGCCAGCGCCGTAGTTGTTGAAGCGGATAACGGATTCATGCTCATGCAGCACGATGCCGTTGATCATGCCCAGGCCACCTTTGAAGATTGGGTTGTTACGGCCTTCAGCAGCAGCTGCTGCCTTCTGCACGTCCAGCCAGTTGCCGGTGCCCATATCGGTACGCAGGTCATAAGCCTGGTATGGGGTCATCAGCGCGACATAGTTTTTGCCGCCGTCAACCGTTACCGGGTTCATGTTCGCAACGTTCTTGTTGCGTGCCGCCATCATGCGGGTCTTCACAGACGCGCGTTCGATGAGGTTGCGGTTCATCTTATCGTCAGCGGTCAGCGTCGCTTTGCTTTTCGCTGCGCCACCGAACAGGATGTGATCGGAGTCAGGAGCGCGCAGCTCGTTGCCAGCGTGGCCGGTGTAATCAGCTTCTTCGATAAAGTCTTCGTTGATGCCGCGAGCACCAGACAGATAGATGAACATCATTTCATCGATGTACTGCGCCCAGTAGTCGGACAGACGATCTTTAGCGACCTGGCGCAAGTCATGCGCGGTACGCTTACGGGTCATCTTACCGCCAGCAGATACGGACTTACGCAACTGGTCGATGATCACTTCGTCGGTGTAGAACTTCAGCGACTCTTCTTTGCCCTTCAGACGGTTGTCGCCAGAGGTTGGCTTACCGCGAAGCTGCACAGAAAGGTCAAATGAGATGCGGTCGCCCGCGTCGGATTCCAGCTCAGTTTTGCGCTGGATGATGGAGTTTTCAGAGTTACCGATAAAACGTTCAAAGTAGCTCTTTTTGGTCGTCTCAACGAAGAGTTTACCTGACCATTTTTTTACGGCCTTCGGATCTCCGAAGGGGATTACAGTCTGGCCCATGTGCGCCTGCCCTCAATGCGGGTTGTTATAAACCGCACGTCTTGCGCGGCGCTCGGTGTGATTATCGAATGTTCGTTTGCGTTTTGCAAACACTCACGATGCAGAAAGAGAGATTTTTCGCGGTCTTGTGTACTCTTCGCCGTCCTTCACTTCGATCTTGATGTCTTTGGGGGCATCAATCACCAGCGAAACCGTCTGCCCGTATTTTTTAACTACCCGAACGACAGCATCACCGATGTGAAGTTCTTCGCCCAGCTTTAAGTCACGTTTAAGCACGATTAATCTCTCCGGTTAGCTGTTTGAATACTCTTCCCACTGGGTGGGGCTGAGCTTCGCAATCTCTGCTTCGTATTTGATGGGGTCTTTATCGGCCAGGCGATCGAGGTAGGCGTATTTACCGTCGTCGGTGTCGTTGGCTTCTGCCGCTGGTACGTGGGCCAGCGTAGGCGGAACGTTGCGGGTTTTGCGCTGCTCCTGCTGTTTCTGCGGCTTATCCTGCGGCGCAGGCTTCTGAGGGGTGATACCCAGGTCTTCAGCCCACTGCTTATACGCTTTTTGCAGGTCAGCCAGGCCAGGCTCACGGCCCGCCTTCATGGTTTCTGCTGTCACCTTCTGCACGATGCCATCATAAACGCCTACCAGCGTCTGGTTTTTGGTGATTTCAGGGTGTTCAGCCATGAAGGTATCAACAGTAGCGTACCAGCGCGCTTCATTCTGCGACTGGGCTGTTTCCTGCGCCAGATTGGCTTTCCGCTGCTGCCATTGCAGATCTGAGCGCTTATCGTTCAGGTCAGACAGCTCATCATCCAGCTTATCCAGCTGATCGTGGTACTCCTTCGCCGTCAGGTCGCCGTCTTCGTACTTATCCGCCAGTGCGCGGCGTTCGGTGCGGATTTCAGAGCGGCGATCGGTAACAGCTTTCATCTGCTCATCGAAATCAGCAGGCAGCTCACCCTTAATCAGTGGCGGGGCGTTCTGGCGCTCAGGCTGCTGCTCTTCCTCAGCCTCTTCAGCAGCACCATCATCACGGCCAGGCTGCTCTTCTTCCTGCTGCTCTTCTTCCGGGTTATCGTCGCCAGCAGCGTCACCGTTCTCTTCGCCTTCATTAGCGGCTTCAGCTTCAGCCTGCTCATGATCGTCGCCTTCGTCCTGGTCCCCTTCATCAACCAGGTCGTCATCTTCCAGACCGGCGCGCTCTTCGTCGGTAAGCAATGCCAGTTCTTCTTCAGTCATATCGTGAGCCATGAGATATCCTCTTATTGCATGGGTTGTTGTTGAGGGTCAGCCTGCACTGGCTGCTCCTGCTGCTGGGCATGCGCCTGCTCTGCCTGTTGCTGCTGCGCCGCCACTTGCTGCTGTTCAGCCTGTGCCTGGCGCGCCTGCTCTGCTGCATCCATTTCCTGCTCAGTACGTGACTGGAAGCCAGCTTCATGCAGGATGGTGTCAGCAGCTGAAACTGCCTGAGGGGTAGTCAGCGCAGCGATAGCGGCCTGAAGAGCCTGAAGCTGCGACTGAATGCCCTGTAGTGCGATGTCGGACTGAATTTTAGCAACGCCTGCGACATCCTTCTGTGCCGCTGCCTGGCTGCGGGCTGCGTCTGCCTCTTTCTTACCGATGTCTGCCATTGCCGCACGTTGCTGAAGCTCTGCCTGGGCCTGCTCCGCCTGCTGCTTAGCTGCTTCTGCCTGTTGCTCTTCCGGCGTCAGCTCTTCCGCATCCGGGTCACGCATGCCAGTTACCTGACGGATACGCTTAACCAGCTCATCACGGCTTGCGATGTCCATACCCTCAACAATGAGGTCGAGCATCACGATAGCCACCTGAGGTGCGACCGGTGCCAGCTGGCCCAGCAGTGCCATAAGCTCTTCAGTCTGCGCCTGACGAACTGTAGCACGCCAGTCAGTTTCTGAGATAACGAAGTCCGCTTTAGTGCGCACTATATCATTTTCTGGCAAACCGTCATTAATCGTGATGTATTCCGGCGTGCCGCGCATGTTGGTGATACGGAATTCTTTCTCGTCGCTGAAATACTGCTCCAGCAGGCTGAGCTGTTTCTCACCCTGTACCTGCACGGCAAAGCGCAGGTTATCGAATATACCTGCCGTTGCCAGACTTCCCTGCTCCTGTCGGGCTGTAATGGCCCTGCCGCTGGTGGCATTGGTAGAGCGCCCCATATTCTCATCAGTCACGCCTGATTGCGTCTGAATCATCATAATGGAACGGCTCATCAGGTCGAGGTGTGCCGGTGCCAGCTCGCGCTCAGCGTTGATGACCAGCTCTTTGCCTGACTTCTTCACAATGATGGCGTCAGGACGGCTAACCTCTTCCCTGAATTCCTCCAGGTCATCAACAGCCCCTTCATCCATGACCGTTTTGTTGGTGGAAAGGATGTGCAGCGCTTTGGATGCGCGCTTATTGATGTCCTGCTGGATATCACGCATGCCACGGATCATGCCGTAGGGCAGGCCATCCCGGCCACGGCGGTAGCACCACATCGGCGTGAATGGAAACTGGTTGTGGCGGTAGGGGCTTTCCCCGTAATACAGCATGCCCTGAGAGGTGAAGATAGCGACGTGCATGCGCATCATGGTGCGCTCAACCAGCACAGCACGCCCTGAGGCCAGCTCTTCCTTGTGGCCGGGTGCCAGGCTGGCTTTATCTTCCACTACCTCGCCAGCGAAGTCACCGCCGCTGATGCGCGTTACCTTCTTCGGCTCACGGAACCAGCATTCAATCAGGCGCACGCGATCGCGCCGGGAAGCGCCATTCACAGAGCGGGATGAGCTGAACTGCTCGCGCTCCATTTCGTGGCTGTCCATTGCATCGTCACCCTCATCATCCAGCCCGTAACGGTCGCCATCGGTGCAGGATTCACGCAGCAACCCTACGCGGTCAGGGAACATCGCTTCGGCAATGTCGAGGTCTACCCATTTAGTACGGTAGATATAGCGGCAGTCGGACAGATCCTTCTCAGTGCAGGCGCTATCCCAGAGGATGTTGCGCCAGCTCTCATACCGGGTGAATACCGGTTCGCCGTCGTCATCGTCCTGAACGCCATCCTCTACCCAGCCCAGACCTACCTTTACGCAATCCTCAAAGGCGCGTGACCGGTGAAACGGCGTGCGGTTAACGTCGCTCAGGTACTTCAGCAGCTGTGACTTACGCTCTGCTGGCTTCCCGGCGTCTTTGCGGCGTGGCAGCACCTTGTAATCCGTGCGCCCGCGCTTCTCAGTGCCGATTACCCAGTTAACCGATGAGCTGATAACGTTGTACACCAGAGGCATCTGCCCGCGCTCGCGCAGCACTGCGGCATCCTCTTCCGTCCACTGGATGTTGTCGTAGAAGTCCTCATCGATCGCCATATCCGCCCGGTTCTCAGCCTGGCGGTCAAGCTCAGCAACGTACCGTGACAGTACGCGGCCATGAACGCGCGTCATTTTTTCACTGTCGAGCGCGTGCTTTGCTTTCGGCTTGCCCTCAGGGCTGGCCTCTTCGCGGCGTGACCATGCATCAGAGGTGTCTACCTTCCCCTTCTGAAAGTCCATGCCGCTGTCTTTGATGTCATTTTCAAACACGGTCGATTATCTCCTGGTGAGTAACCTTCCCTGTTTCGCGGTCAGTCCTGAAAGCGTCGGCTACAACTACCTCAGTCGTTGGCTTCACTGGCATATGCACCAGGTCATCGATGAGATCGCGGATAGTGCTGGCAATGCGGATGAGTGTAATCTGGTTGTATGGATCGAGGTCGAGCGCATTGGCGAACACGAACGCAGAGCGCGCCGCCTCGCCAGGGCTTCCGTGCTCTTCCGACCATATCCAGGCGTTTGCCTGCGGAATGACAACAGGCACGCAGTTATCGCCACCCAGGCGGTTAGTGTTCACCAGTACCATGACCGGCTTATGCTTCCCGCCGAACCAGGTAAGGAAAACGGTAATGTCGCCACGTTCAAAGCGGCGGTGATACTGTGAGAGGTCGAGCGCGAACTGAGTCATTAAGCCACCATGCCTGATCTGTTTCTCCGCTTCGGCCTGCTGCCTGCGGTAGTTGTGTAAGTGTGTGAGAACACCTGAGCGAACTGCCGGAATGCGTCAGCACCTTCAGAGTGAACATCGTGCAATGGCTGGTCGGTGAAGCAGCCCAGCCTTTCGCTCCAGGTTTTGCGGTAGAGGTCTAAGTGCGTGATACCTTCCTTACACTCAGTCTCATCGAACCAGCACGTACCCAGCACGTCGCGTACTGCCTGGATTCCCTGCTGTATCTCCGGCACCCGTGGAACCAGCTCAACGTGACGCAGGCCCAGCTTCTCCAGCATCTCAACAGGACGCAGGTTGCTTTCCATGCCCTGTCGCTGGTGGTCGCCGTCGTGTGGCAGATAGTGCCTGCCCCAGACGTAGCCTTTTTCCTGTAGCTTCCTGACGTAGTAGCTGTACGGCTCGCCCCAGCCCTCAATGAAGCCAATGAAGCGGTTTTCCTGGCCTACCTTCTGATGGAGCCAGACAGCCGTTCCGTCGCCTGCGCCGATATCCCAGAAGGTGTTAACCGGGTAGCCAGGCGTGTAAGGGACGGTAGTAATGCGCTTCTGTTTGCGCGCCGCCGTCATCTGTACGGAATAATAGCAGCCTTCTGTGGAGCGCTGGAAGGCCTCAGCAGGAGTGGAGGGGTATTCCTGCCACATCTTCTCATCAGCACCGGAGAAATCGTTCTCGCGCGTCGCAACGTACCAGGCGCGCTGTTCGATATCGATAAAGCAGCCACACTGTGCCTCTATCTCATCGAAGTATTCGTTATCCTTCGCGGTAATGACGATATCGTCTGGATCCATCCGGTAGCCCATTTCACCCCACCACGGGAAAAAGTGGAACCGGTATTCCTTCGGAGTGAGACGCTTGCCGCTAATCATCTTCTTCTCAGCGGCCTGGCACATCTTGAAGAAGTCGCCTTCCCTGCCCTCAGCCGTGGATTCAATGAAGAGCTGGCCGCTCAGGGGAACGGCAGGGATAGAGCCTGTAATCACCTCACGCGCCCTGTCTGGACGCTTCGCGCATATCTTCCCGAACTCAGAGACGTGCAGGTATTGCAGCGTGCCGGAACGCATTGACGTTGATACGCGGATAGAGCTGTTATTGGCGAACACAAGCTCTTCGGCACTGTCGCGCTTCAGTGGCATCGCCTCGCGTAACGCTGGTGGCAGTCGCTCATAGGCAAACTTCACCTTGTCACGGAAGATAGCTTTTGCCGCGTCCTCTTCGTGGGCAATGATACCGGCGCGAATGTCTTTCCTGAACAGTGCGCAATCCAGGAAGTAGACAGCAATCAGCGTGGTGAAGCCCAGCTGGCGCGCCTTCAGGATGATGTTGCGGTAGTGCAGATTAGCAATCAGGCGGCGCTGAGCGCGGTTAGGCTTGAATGGCTTAATCAGGTCTTCTTCGCCATCCTCACCCTTTACCATGATTTTATACAGGTAGCCTGAGCACAGCCGCCATATAGGGTCAGCCAGGCACCGCTTCAGGTCATCTTCAGTCGCCGGTATGTAATCCAGCGGTATTGTGCTGCTCAGCTTCTTAGCCATTGGCGCTCCTGAGCGAAAAACGCAGGGGCATGGCTCGCAAACTCTCACAGAATTCACGTACAAGCGCAGATTTTGCGATATACTCCCGAATGGATACCACACAAAGGCGCATATATTGCGCTTTGCACATTTTAATTACTGCTGAGGATTGTCTTCTATGACCGGATTTGAACTGAAACTGTGGCGTACAGGCATGGGCTGGGAACAGGAGCGCGCTGCTGAAGAGCTGGGCGTGTCCCGTCGCACATACCAGGGATATGAGAAGACCAGCCCACCGAAGGCTGTTGTGCTGGCGACACAGGCGCTCAGCTTTCGGGCCATCTGGCCTGAAGCAACTGACAACCTGAGGAAGCTCGCCGCGCTGGTGGGCCATTAATCCTCACCCTCATTGTCATCACCCACTGGCCTGAGGGTTGCTGCCTTCAGGTCAGAGATGAGCGTAAATAGCGGGTTCTCTTTATCTCCCTTCAGCGTCAGCTTAGGATCGAGCATTCCCAGGTGGCGCGCGATGTTCAGTAGCGCCGCATCCTGGTCGCGCGTCTTCACCTCGATACCGTTTTGCGTCTGCTTGATACCGGCATAAAGGCGGCGCGCTGAGCCAGTCAGGTGACGGGTATCCTCAATATGCACTCGCGCATGACCTTTACCGTCACACTCTGGGCAATCTTCTCTCGGTGGCGCTTCAGGGTCGAAGCCATATCCACCTTCATCAGTAGGCAGGCTCGCATTAGGATTATCAGGATCGGCATCAGCCTCTGCCTTAGCCAGCGCTCGCTCAAACTCAGCCTCGTCACGCCACTGGAACGCGAAGCCCTCGCCATGACAGTGACGGCAGCACTCACGCCTTAGCTGCATAATGTCGTTCGGATCGGCTGTAGCTATCTGCCACCACTGCTGTAAGACTTTGACAGCGCTTACACCTGACGTTTGCTGAAGCCTTTCGCGGGCTTCCATCAGACCTTTCTTAATCTTTGCCTGACTTAGCAGACGGCTGGCACCTGATTCAGCAGCCTTTGGTGAGCACTTGAACACACGCAGATAAGTGGCTGTGCCGTTCATATGCTCATCAGCAAGCAGCTCATCGATGAAGAGCATTTGCTTTGGCGTGAGCTTGTCCTCATCACGCTTACGTGATGCGGCTTTGGTTGATTTGGCGGTCGAAACCTTTCTTTTCGTTGTCATGGTAGGTGTGCGCTTCCTGGTATTGACTCCACAGGGTGGTTTGGTGAATCAAGTGCCCTGTCGCGATGTTGCGATTGTAGAAACACGGAGATTGAATTGCAAACACTCGACCATAAGGCAAGTCGCTTTGTGTGCTGGGATCAGGTTGATATGCCTAATGGCGTATATCGCATACAGAATGCCCGCATCGTTGATGAAGCCCCGGATCTGAGCGGATGGATTGACTGTTCAGACTGCTGGCAGTTCCAGGATGAAGTAAGCGTTGCGCTCGGCCTGCTGGGTGAAGCGTGTGAGGGCATCTGGGCTGGAATGGGTGGAGCCGTTCATGGCGTCTGCACCGGTATAGCCTGGCTGGTTGGCTGATGCGCTCAGAGTTTTGTCCCTGGATAGGTGATACGTGTTAGCGAAAAAGGACGGTTAACCGGTCGAACATTATCTTCCTTCCTCCAGATTGGGTTAGAAGCCCCGGTTAACCGCCAATATATCGACTTGCGTACCAGCACCAATACTATATAGATGCATTGATATACGCAAATATTTATTGTTTATACTTGATACCTGTTGCGTTACTAGTAACGCTTTGCTATATTGTTCCTCAAGGCGGCTAACACCGCAACTAACGAGGAGCAATCATGGAAAAAGTCTTTCCAATCACGCATGACCACGGACAGAACTTTCTGTCAGCTGAGGGTCACTGCTTCGCCCTGGTGATGGGCGGCTGGGCAGCAAAGCTCAAACACTCTCCCGCTGTAGGCTGGCAGGTTGTCGTCACCGCGTTCCGTGGGGTGCAGCATGCGCATTCTGTTTGATGATGAGGCTATGACCTCGCGCTCTCATGTTCGCATTGAGCTGAACAGAGCGAAAACCGAAGTGCTCATCGGCACCGTGCAGCGCAACTCACGGCAGTTCGATATGGCGAAGGAAGTCTATTCCGTTCCGCGCCACCGGATTGTTACCGCGCAGGATCTGGCAACAGCAGTTGACTACTACGCCAAAGTGAACCGCGTGAGTAATGCAGTAACAGCTAACGTTGTGCTGATCCGCGCCTATGAGCTGCGCCACGGCACCACTATCGACGGAAATATCTGAGGATAAACCCATGTTACCGAGTCAGTTTGCTTTATCCGTGGCGGCGCGCCTGAATGCGTGCTCCACCATCACTGAGCAGAGCATCATGCTCAGCCAGCTGTTCGCGGACGTTCGCAAAGAAGCCTGCATCGACACCGCTATCGAATTGTCTGTCGAGCTGAAGGAAAGCCGCTTTACGGATGAAATGCCGATGGCTACCTGGCCCTTTGCTCAGCGCTTTGCATCGAACATCTGCAAAGACTATGCGCAGAAACTGCAATGCACCACCGAGAAAACACCAGCCAAAGGCGCAGATTTCGACATTTCAGACATCGGGCCTGAGCCTGTAAATCGCAATGTGCGTGGCTTTTGGCGTCATCATCGGTTCCCGGTGTTCCGCCCTGAAGAGTCTGAAGTGCGCCAGCAGTGGTTCCGCCTCAGCAGGCTGCACAGCACCGGAACTTACCTGGTGCCTCCTGAGGGTGTGACCACCAGCGGCAACGATGATTGTCAGTTCTGGGAAGTAAGGGAACCGGCTGACGGTAAGTGGTTCCTGCTGGCTATCGAGGCCACCAGCTCCGGCCCGGTAGCGGTTTGGGCAGCAAAGGTAGGTGCAGCATGAGCCTGATTACCCGCTTCCCCTGGGCCTGTGTTTTTGCGTTCTGCTTCCTTGTCTATGGCCTGCTGGCCTGGGCGATCTTCTGATTAACCACCAGCCCGTGAAAGGCGGGCTAAGGATAGTAATTGAAAACGATTGAAGCGCAGGAAATGCGCAGTACTCCCGGCGAAACACCAGCCAAAAGCGCAGAAATCAGCGACCGCTGGTTAGCCGATGTGATTGCCATGCTCCACGCGGTGGCGGGCGATCTGTCAGAAGATAACCGCATCATGGCGCTGGCCGCGCAGAGCCTCATTCTCAGTGCGCCGCGCCTGAGTGATACCCCTGACGGGATCTGGCGTGACTGGTTCGGCGGTGAGATGCCGGTGGGTTTCCATGACATCGTTGAAGTGAAGTTCCGCGACGAAACCTATAGCGGCACCTTGAAGGCCGGTGAAGTTATCTGGGATCACGACGGCACCGCCACCGATATCGTCTCTTTCGTCATCGTGGAGCGTGCGCATGGCAACTAAAGAGCAGCGCGCCACCTGGAACCGCAAGCGCAAAGAGATGGAAAAGGCGCTCCAGCGTGACCCGATGGCGTTCCGTCATCCGGTCGTGGTGCTGGGCAGTCCTGACAGGAGGATCCGCTAATGTATGGCCTGTTCTTCCTGTTGTGCATGAGCGGACAGCCTGAGTGCTACCGCTTTGAAGGGTACGTGTACCCGGATCTGGTGAACTGTCACCGTGATATCGCAGAACAACGCCTGTCGCCGTCAGATTATAAGTGCCTGCCGGTTGAGGGTGTGTACAGCGCCGAAAATGCAGACAAGGCGTTTGAGCAGTTAAACAAGTAATTTCACTCAATTAATTTACAGGATATCTATCTCATGAAAACCACCAAAACTATTCTCGGCGTCGTTATTGCCCTGTCATGCTCTTCTGCTTTCGCAACTGACTGCGGCTGCAACAAACCAACTGCGTATGACAAAACGCAGGATGTGAAAATCGGCGCGCTTCAGGATCGTGATGCGCAGCTGGCGGCAGACATCCATACCGTTCACATGAACACCCTGGGCAAATACAGCGAGTCCTGGGGGCTGGAAGACCGCGCCAATATCGCGAAGCTCCAGGAGCAGAAGCTGGATAAGTCAGTGTTTTCCGCTGACCAGGCACGCCAGGATAAGGCGCTGGCCGGGGCTGTGATGGCGCAGGCTGGCCGCGATGCGGGACAGGATGAGCACATCAACGCGGTGCAGGGTGCGGCGCAGTCTGCAAACGAAAAGGCTGACAGCCTGGCGGTGCGCGCTGACGGCATCGAGCGCAACGTAGGTGCTGTGCAGCAGGCGGCGCAGGTAGCCAATGAGAAGGCCGATATCCTGGCTGTGCGTGCCGATGCAACTGAAGGCGCGATCCGCGAAACCAATGCCCAGGTAGCAGTGACGGATAGCCGTTCCATCAACAACGCCCAGCGTATCAGCAGCGTGGAGAAGGTGAACACCCAGCAGGATAAGGCGATCGCCAGCAACAGCCAGCGCATCACCACCAGCGAAGGCGATATCAAACAGCTGTATGCCAACGGCGACTACGCTCAGTCACGCATCGACGCGGCAAACGCCAACATCGAAGCGAACCGTTCCGCGCTGGTGAGCAGCAACAAACGTATTGCGGCCAACACGCAGCAGCTGGCGAACCATGAGCAGCGCCTCAACGGCCTGGAGCAGCAGACTAACCGCAACTTCGCTGAGATGGGCAAGCGCATCGACAAGGTGCAGGATAAAGCCAACGCAGGCACGGCAACGGCTCTGGCGGCAGCGGGTATCCCTCAGGTGACTGGCGAACAGCGGTTCAGCCTGGGTGCGGCGCTGGGTGGCTATGAGTCAGAACAGGCTGTGGCGGTGGGCTTCTCTTCCCGTATCACCAGCAACGTTGTGCTGAAAGCGTCAGTAGCGACCGACAGCCAGCACGGCGTGGGCTACAACGTGGGCACCTCTATCGGCTGGTAATCCCTTACAATCACTCAGGGGCTTCGGCCCCTTTCGAGGCTCTAACCATGAAAGTGACAACCAAAACCGTTTCAGACCGTATCACCCTGCTGGAAAACCAGAAAACGCTGTCCATCAACGAAGAGAACACCCTGAAAATGCTGCGCTGGGGTATGGAGCAGTTTCAGCGCGCAGAAGCAGCAGAGTCGGAATGCACGCGCCTTGACCGTGAATCACAAAACCTAAACGACCAGCTGGGGGCGTGTGACCGCGAACGCAGAGATTTTCGCGCGAAGCTGGCAGAGCTGGAGCAGCAGGAGTCTGCAATAAATCTACCTGAGCTTATCGAGGGCATGACGGTATCAGTCGATGTAAGCACCTGCGATGCTGACTCCGGAAACCGTTATTTTGGCACTGTAGCTGAATGCACGGAACTGGAGACAGGAAAGCATGGCCTGATTCTGCTGGTGCAAGATGCGGAGCCGAATTTCACCCGCCCCGTGCCCGCCGTCAGCCTGGCGGATTTGGTATCAGAAGCGGTCTATACCTGCACAGGATGTAATCATACCAGCTTTCACCTGCCATCAAGCTGTGACTGCGGCACAGAAGGTGCGCGCTTCATCCAACACACCGCTTACCTTTCGCCGATCGCTGAGCAAAAAGGCAGTGAGCGCGGTTAAGCACTGCTGCCGGTGCGATCAGGATAAGCCGGTCAGCGATTTTACGAAGGATAGTCGCAGGAAAGATGGCCTGCGCAGTTACTGCAAGGTTTGTGAGCGCGGCAGCAAGGCAACACAACGCCAGCAGCGCGCACCAGCGGTACAGGCATCTAATCAGCGATACTGGAAAGCCAACGCCAGGCGCATCAACCGCAAGCGCCGCATCAGGTACGCCATAATCATTCGCGCTGGCCTGATGCCTCCCTGGCGCATCGGTGAGGTGATGCATCTTTCGGCAGGCACTGTTGAAAAATATGCCAGCCGTTTCGGTATCAGCCTGGCAACCATCAAGCATCACTGGCCGGATGGGTACGACGAAAAACTAATCACCATGAAGCGCACCGGAATGAAGCAGCAGGACATCGCGGCAGCGCTCGACAGAACACGGTTAGCCGTCAACTGGCGGCTTGTTAAACTGAGAAAGGAAGGAAGATTATGACACGCGAAGAAGCATTGCAGCAGGCTGCGCGCCTGAAGGTAGAGCACAACCTCAGTGCCTGGGAAATCGGTAAGGCGGCAGCGGCCATCCGCGTTCCGCTGGGCAATGGCATCGAGCTGGACAACAAGCGGATCGACTTCATCAGCAGCCTGGCAGATGACACCGCAGCGCAGCAGTTCCAGTCACTGGCGAGCGAGGTAAAGGGCCAGCTGAAGTACAAATTCGACCGCGACTGGTTTGCCGTTTCGCACGTTCTGGAAGCTGACAGCCACTACGTCGCTACGCTGGTGGAAGATGGCAAGATCCGCCGGTACGAAAAAGCGCTGTATGATTTCCGCCCGGATGGTGAGCAGTAATGGCCGGTAAAATTCAGGCAGTCGCTAACTGGCTGCTAATCTTGAAGCCAGGCGAGCACATGCAGCTGCTGCCGGAAACGTTCGGCGTCAAAAACGAGACGCTGCAAACCTACGTCAACCACCTGAACCGCACGTCCGGGCGGCGGTATAAAACCGGCAACGGCAAGAAGGTAGTTGACAACCGCCGGTACTGGCGGGGTGATAATCTGCCGCTTACAGTGCGGTATCTGGGGGAAGGATGAGACTGATTGGTTTTATGTCGCAGCGGGTGCTGGATAAGGCGGAAATAGCCACCAGCCAGGGTGAGTACGCCGCGTTTACGTGCAGCAACCGGAAAACTGAAGCCGTTCTGCTGCCGGTTTTCGTGGGTAAGCCAGGTGACGATCTCCTGGAAACGCCGAAACAGCGCACCGCGCAGCTGGTGGCCGCTGAGCAGATGAAAAAGCTCTATGTCGAGCTGACCAACGGCCAGGCCATCGGGGAACAGTGGGCGGATGGCGACTACACGCACCAGGGTTATCTCATCACCAGTGAGCAACTGGAGCGCATGCGCGGCCTGCTGGGGATTGATGATGCGTAAAACGATGCTGGCGCGGGCTGTCTTTGGTGCGATCGAGCAGCAGCGTTATGAGGCGGCAACCGCCAGGCTGCGGGATATGCGGCAGCAGCTGAAGGAAATTGAAAACCCGTCAGCCGGTTCCGTGGTGGCAATGGCGCGCAGGCCAGGGAAAACCAGGCTGCACCGGCTGTGGATGAAATTAAGGGGAATGATGTGACAAAGCAGGATTTGAAAAGAGAACAGGCCAGGGATCGGCAGCGGGCACTGAAACAGCGCCGTATGGATGCGGGTCAGGTGCAGATTAATGCGTGGGTCGATGGCTCTGCGCGCGATAAGCTCGATCGTCTGGTGGCGAAAACTGGGAAAAGTCGTGATGAAATTATCCAGGAGCTTATTCTAAACTGTAAGTGATTGCCCTTTGGTTGTCCCATTTGCCGCTAATGCTCTATAAACGACGTAGCGGCTTTTTTATTGCCTACCTGTACCTGACATCATTTTATCTGTTTTCTCCCGCCTCCGCTCGTTCTGCGAAGCACACTACCCATCATCACCGCCATAACCCACCAGCATAAACAGCAGGCACTAAAAAGCGGCCCTGAGGCCGCTGCTTTGTTTAACGCTTCCGTCTGGGCGTATCCGTCCGCCCCGCCTGGTCAACCGCCAGCGCCATCTCACTCGCGTGACGCTCCCGCATCGTGCGCATGCGGATCTCATGCTGCTCTATGGCTACCTGCATTTCCTGATTGTGACGGGCCAGTATCTGTGCGCGTGTCTCACTCATCGCCAGCGCCCTCCGAATAGCTGCCGTACCACCAGCCGTCCGGTTTTTTGGACAGGGCTATTTTTACTGCCTTCGTTCCGTCCGGGATGATTTCTTTGGCGGCGGCTTTCGGTAGACTGAAAGTGTGCCCAACACGCCCATTCAGCTTATTTGGCAGTCCCTCGCCTGTTCTGAGGCGAACCTGCTTGCTTTCAGCGTCGATCTGCACCTCAATGCTGGAAGGCTTGTTTTCACCGTAAACGGCTTTGGTGATGTACGCCGTGCCGTAGCGAACTGTCAGCGACGGCTGGTGTGAAGGGGAATAAGTGCGAGAAAAAGCTCTCAGCTCGCTCATCGATACAAAAGCCATAATCAATCCTCTGTTTTCTGGTTGTGTTGTTTGTCCAGCTCCAGCGCCTGGGCCACTACCTCAGCCTTGCGGGCCTCAAAGCGCTGGCGCTCTTCTTCGCGCTGACGGGCGCGCTCCTCTTGACCCTGGACGCGCTGGGCGCGCAGTGCGTCACCCAGTTCACGCAGCTTTCCGGCCATGCGCTGGCGGTTGGCTTCCCGTTCCTCTTCACTCATGGGGTTGCCGGATGGCCCGGCGATTTGCAGAACAGGCTCAGGTTTCGGCGGTGGCAGCAGACCGGCAAACACAGCCTTCTCAATCGCCGCTTTGCGCAGCTGCGGATCCCAGCCCTGGGAAACCTGCCATTGTGCCTCGCGGCCTTCTGCCTGCGCCTGCTTCACCAGGCGCTCATATGCCGGGATGAAGGCCATACGCGCGCCCACCTTGTCGCCAGCGTCCAGAATGGGCAGCGCAACCGCCCAGGCCTTTGAGATTTCCTCAGTCCACACGACAGACTGCGCCTCATCGGCAGCGGGCAGCGCCAGCGCCCAGGCTTCGTTCGCGGACAGCCACGGCATCACCCCTGATGCCTCCTGAACGGTGCGGATGATATCGGCAGGCTTCGGCATGAAGGTGCCCTGCTTCGGATCCTGCACCCAGGCGCTGAACGCCTGCCGTACCTGCTCCATCGGGTAAGCCACCAGCGCGGCCCAGTAGACTTTCATCAGCGCCTGGGTGGCGTCCCTGCCGTACAGGGACATCGTGACGTTCATGATTTCCGCAAACTCTTTCTTATCGGCTGGATCGAACATCAGTTGCCCCCTCTCACGAATTCATCAGCAGCTGAGCGATTGCGAGCCTCAAGCGCCTGCTGGCGGTTGCCGTTCTTCAGCGGGAAGACGCCGCGCCAGTTGTTGATTACGGATTGCTCCAGGACAGCGCGCGGGTTGTGCCCCTGGCGCGCCAGCTTCTCCAGCTCACTCACGATGAGCTTTGCCGCGCGTTCGGTCAGCTTGCCTTTGGCACCCATCGCTTTGCGCATTTCCACAAACGCTACCCAGGCATCAGCCGGGATCCACTCAGGCAGTGCTTCGATGTTTGCATCATGCTTTGTCTGTTTCGATTTTGGCAACACTGCTGGCAGCGAAACGCCACCTTCCCCCGCAGCGGATTCATCCGCGTTGGTATGCTCAGTATTTGCTTCTTTCAGTCTTTGTTGATGATCAGTATTTATTTGCAGGGGATTAACCGGCGTCGGCTCAACCGCTCCCGGCTCAACCGACGCCGGATTAGGCGTCTCCGGTGAGAAGTTTTTGTGAGGTTTTACCGGCGACGGCAAATCCGTCTCCGGTGACTCGTTGACAACGTAGTTCATGCCGCCAAATGTCCCGCCCTCAGTGCGCACGCCATCAGCCTGCATATAACCTGCATCCATCAGCTCTTTGATGATTGCCCGCACGCCGTCGCGACCTGTGGAGCGCTGACTTCCCTCTGTCTGCTTAATCAGGTGAGCGACAGAAACAGTCCAGTTGTCAGGCTTGCCCAGCAGGAATATCAGCATGCCGCGCGCCGCCCAGCTCAGGCGATCGTCTTCGGAAATGTCTTTGCTGACTGTGTAAAAACGCGCGTCAGGGCGCTTACCTCTTCTGATAGCCATTACCTGCCCCCTTGCAGCAGCGTGTAACCGCGCTGCGGGTGAGTTGTTACCTTGCCAGCGTCATCAACGCTGAACATCTTGCGCATAGCGATGAAGCCGTCAGCCTCCAGGATGTTCAGCTCCCGGAATAGCGCCTGCTTTGAGCAGCAGCAGAACTGCGCCAGGCGGTCATGCGTGATGATGCGCTCTCCCTCCCCGCTCATCTCGCCGTCCATTAATATGCCGATGAGGATCAGCCGACTGAGCGGCTTCTCCATAGGGTAAGTCAGCACGAAATCTGATTTGGTCATGCGGCACCGCCTTTACGAGAAGTGACAAGCGCCATGAGCTCCGGGACAACTTCAGGCAGGCTGGCGCGGTGCAGCACACTGAAGGCGCAAAGGTGATTACCCAGAGACAGCACGGCATCGGCTGGATTTTCGAGCTGGAAGCAATAACCGTAGTTTTCGCGCCATT